CAGTATGACCTCGACGGTGACGGGGTAGTCACGGATGAGGAGCTTGAGCAGGCAAGAGAGATAAAAGAGACCGAGAGGGATTTAAGAAAGAGCCTAGCCCAGCTTAGAATGGCCAGATTTACGTTGATCGGCATGGGGGTATTTACAGCCGCAATGTTTACCCCATGGGTTTCTGTAGAGAGAATACAGGCTCTTTCTGAAATATCGTCTTTATTCTATATTTCTGGTGCCGGAATTGTGGGGGCTTACATGGGAACCACCGCATGGATGGCAAAGAAGTAGCCACGGGAGATCTGTAGGGATGTGGGGAATGCACGGAAGAACCACAGCCCTACAGGCACAAATAAACAGGAGAAGGCGTAATGTTGCAGGCGTTGATTGGACCCGTAACGGGGCTTCTGGACAAGTTCATAGAGGACAAGGACCAGAAAGCGAAGCTGGCACACGAAATCGCGACCATGGCCGAAAAGCAGATGCACGAAGCCAACATGGGTCAGATAGAGATCAACAAGGCAGAGGCGCAACATAGGTCCATATTTGTTGCCGGATGGCGTCCATTCCTTGGCTGGTGCCTTTCTTTCGCCATGGCATGGCATTTTGTTCTCGCTCCTGTCACAATGTTCATATGCTCATACGCAGGGATAGAGATACCAGAACTACCAACTTTTGATATGGATTCTCTGATGACTGTATTGTTGGGCATGCTGGGGCTTGGTGGTCTTAGGACCGTAGAGAAGGTAAAAGGGATCACAAAGTAATGCCAGAACCCGGTATAGGAAGACCAGATGAGCGCGTAGCCTCTGTTCAGGCGGCAATGGAACGCGACCAAGGCACTGGCGCTATAACAGGCTCTGCTCCCGCAGGGTCTGCATCATACATGGGCGGCGGCTCAGATCTCACTGATGTTATTACTCAGTTGCGTGACCCAATAATGAGGGGGTTGCAAGAGCAATACGCAGCCACGGGTGGACTTGAGGACATCTTGAGCAAAGAAGACTTCTTTGCACAGAACAATATGACCCTTACGAATCCATATGGCGCTTCACCATTTGGCATTGACCCATCTAAAATTGATTACTCTGGCAACCTCACTGAGAAGCAGAGAAGACAGATCATGGATCTTGCCTATGACAGGTATAGAAATCCCTTTGCTGAAAAGAATATATTTGGAGATGATGTTGGGGGAGACCCAGAAACTGGCCAAGTTAGATCTGGCCTTACTTCTATATTCACCTCTCCAATGACATATCTCGGAGAGGTCAAAAAGGTTCCGCTGCCGAAAAGCCCCAGCAGGAGTCTTGCAGAAATGATCCCCGGTGGTTTGGGGCTTTTAATTAGAATGTTGCCCCAAGAAAAGAGGGGCATGATCGACGCTCGTGAGTTGCCGGGCGGCACACCTACATATGCTCAAGGCATGCAGGCATACGAACAAAGCAAAAGAACAGGCAGCTTCCTTGACAACCTTCTAGGCATGGGGAGGGGCAAATGAACATAGACAAGCTGAGAACAGAGATTGCAGAGGATGAGGGCTGCAAGTATGAAATTTATTTAGATCATCTTCACCTACCTACCTTCGGAATTGGTCACCTCATTACCAAAGATGATGAAGAGTATGGCAAGCCTGTAGGCACAGTAATCGAACAGGAGAGGGTACAGAAAGTTTTCGCCCTTGATATGACTGTGACTGTAGATGAGTGCAAAGTGCTGTATCCAGACTTTGATGATCTGCCAGAAGAGTGTCAGCACATAATTGCAAATATGATGTTTAATATGGGCAGGCCGCGCCTCTCAAAATTCAAGGGCATGAAGGCTGGCGTTGATGCTCGTGACTGGAACAAGGCGGCAGACGAGATGGTGGACTCGCGGTGGTATACGCAAGTTCCAAATCGTGCTAGAAGATTAGTAGACAGAATGCGGGCTTTGTCTGAAGCAGAGGTGTAATCATGGCTCTACCACTATTATTGGGATTGGGTGGCTCTGCACTGGCTGGAGGTGCTGGCATTTTGGGTGGGAATGCCCTATTGGCTGGCGCTCTTGGCTCTGGGCTTGGCTCTTTGGCTCAAGGCGATGATTTTGAGACAGCTGTCGGCACAGGCCTCATGTCCTATTTCGGTGGCAAGGCTCTTGGCGGCGTGTTTGGCGGTAATGCTGCCGCAGAAGCCGCTAAAGAACCTTTGATGGTTGGAGGCAGAGAGCTTTTAACTCGTGCGCCAACAGCGGCGGCGTCAGGCGCGGGGAACATCTTTTCGTCTCCTGCTGGTGCAACTATACAGGCAACTGGCCTTGAGGGAATTAAGCAGGCCGCTACAAATCCGTATG